GCCCGCAAAGAGGACTTTGATCGCAAGTTGGACAGTCATGCCCGATCCGTCTACGACACGGCAGTACGCCACGGCGCAGACGCGTCACAAGCACGTAACCTTGCAAGAGCCGCCGAACGCGGTCTGGCAACGGGGTCTATCAATATTCGTGAGGGTAATAGATCATAATGGCAAATCAAGATAGGGCATATGGATTCAAGCCCTGGGGTCCACTCCTTGCGGTTAAGCAGTTATACAAGGACGCCGCTGCTGCCGCTTTTGGTATCAATGATGTGGCCTTGCAGACTGGTGACGGCGGAATTGACCCTGCCGGTGCCGTTGGTGCTGGCACCAACACCGTAGGCGTATCCTTGCAATACTCTGCAACGGGCACTGCGGGACGAGTGTTGTGCGCCATCGACCCAAATCAGATTCTACAGGCACAGGACGATGGCGATGGCACTGCTTTAACACAAGCGGAGGTCGGCGCGACTGTCGATAATACCGTAACTACATTGAATACCACCACCAAAATATCCACAATGGAAATCGATATCAGTACGGCGGATGCAAGTGGTGCGGATGACAACTTTTTAATTATCGACTTACTACAATACAACAACCCGGACAACACGGACGGCACTGCCAATGCATTTGGCGATTTTGCGGACTACGTTGTCACTTGGAACGTGCATCGCCATCATGGCGATACAGCGGGCGTATAGGGAGTAACTAACAATGCCAGCAATTAGCGTAACAGGTAATTTTAGTAATCTTACCACTCTGCGCGGCATAGATATGGTTATTCACCATGCCTATGACCAGCGTGAAAAAATAGGACGCGGACTCTTTAACATCCGCGAATCGACGCAATACCAGGAAAACACGCAGACCGTTGGTGGAGTCGGACTCTTGCAGACCAAGCTAGAGGGTGAGTCGATCAACTACTCTTCGATGGTTGAGGGGCATAAGGGCACGTTTACTCATGTAGACTACGCCCTTGGTATGCGGGCCACCCGTGAAATGATGCGGGACGAGCTCTACGGGGTGATGGAGGACATGGCGGTTGAACTCGCCTATTCCGCCAACGCTACGGAAGAGACGATCCTTGCTAATCACTTCAACAACGGGTTCTCGTCTTCATACACCGGCCCGGACGGCATTGAATTGTTTTCCTCGGTCCATGTGCGTGAGGATGGCGGCACGTTTAAAAACGAACCGTCTTCGCAAGCGGACCTTTCCAAGACCTCGCTCGAAACGGGTCTAACGGATTTCCGCAAGAACTTCACGGACGGCGCGGGCAAGAAGTTGGCTATTCGGCCTAAGTATCTTCTGGTCTCGCCGGACAACCAGTTCACTGCGGCACGTCTGCTGGATTCCTCAAACAACCCCACTGTTGCATATAACGGTTCCGGCGATTCGGAATCCGCAATCAACCCGATTAATGGGTTGGGCTTGCAACTAGTTGTTTGGGATTACCTCACCGATACCAACGCGTGGTTCCTCCTCGCTGAGAAGGAAAACCACAAGCTACTTTGCTACACCCGCGAAGAGTTCAATACGGACTATATCTATGACTTTGATACTAAAGACTACAAGATATCTGGTCAGTTTGCTCAGTCTTCCGGTTGGGGCGATGTGCGCGGTATCTACGGGGTATCCGGCAGTAGCTAGTCTATCGATGGTGCGGTGCCTTTCGGGGTGCCGCACCACCGCCATTGTATTACCAGTAACCGAATAAGAGGACATCAGCATGGCGGCACCAACACCAGTTACAAAAAGCGAACAATCCGGCCATAACGGGTATACCATCTGGTTGGGTGAGTGGGGAGGCACGGGCGAATTTACAGATGCTGTAGTGGTCGATTTGAGTGGGTTAACGTCCTATACAAGTGCGTTAAAAATTGTCAAAGGATACATCGTAGCATCTGAGGGTATCAGTGCCAAATTAGAACTTGAGAATGATGATTCAGATGTGCCCATTGCCATGCATCCTTTAGCGGCAACGGGCCGAATTGATTTCGATTTTTCCGACACTCCAGCCGGTGGAGTTTTGCAAGCGACAGGCACAGATATCGATGCTGACCTTGTATTAACTACTCTTTCAGCCGCATCGGGCGATACGGTCTTTATCTACGTGGAATGGAAGGCGTATTGATCCATGGCTAAGACACTTGGTGACGTGGTTAATGCGGCACTCAAGGATATTAAAGAGCCAGAGATCACCGCATTCACCACAACCAATATCCTTGAAAAAGCACTGATCGAAGAGGCGAATAACGCCAAACGAGACATCCTCAGTCGCAAGCGATTCAATTGGGGCCTGTCTCGAACTACGCTTACTACCACTGACGATATCACCACCGGCACGGTTGCGGCCACCAACGGATCTACGACGGTTACGTCGAAGGATGCCGACGGGGACAATGCTAATAACTTTGGTTCAGTGGCGGCGGGTATGTATATCCGTATCGGCACTGACAAGGTCTCCTACAAGGTTAGTTCCGTTGATACCGACAGCAGTCCAGACACCCTCACCATTGAGACCGCCTACGTAGGCACCACCACCACCTCCTCGTCTTATGTGATACTGAAAGACGAGTATGGACTGTCCACTACTGATCTGGACTCCGTGCAGTTTGCGACCTTCAGTGACGGCCAGACGTGGTTTGGTAATAACAAATCTACCGGTCCAAACAACGAGGTCGGCATCGTGGATATGCCGGAACTGTTATCGGCATCGGGTGGTGACCTCCACCGCAATACGTCCGGCAAGCCGATGGTCATGGCGCGGATCATTGCGGACAGTAGCGACAACATTACCTACAAAGTTTGGCCCTATCCCAAGGACCAGTATGTGATCGACCTCTGGTATTCAACCAAGTACACGGAAAATACCACGTTCGCCACCAATTTGTTTGGTGGGGATGCGCCCGATATCGCGTATGATGCTGTTGAATACCGCGTGTGCGCGAGGGCGGCTAAGTGGGATCGCAACTACGTCGAACAACAATACTGGATGCAACAATACCAACTCGGCATCATCAACCTCATACGTGGGCCTACGACCCTTACACCGAACTCCATGAGTGTGGCAACGTATCGCCGCGCCTACGGTATCAACGTGCGGGGTGAGTCGCAGATCTACTTCGACACTAAAGGTGCGGGTCGATAATGGCAGGGTGGCGCGAGGAAGGGTATCAACGGTTTGGTGAAGGCATAGACCGCACCTACGCCGTAGACAACCCCGATTTCCCCGATGGGGCGATGTGGGACGCAACCAACATCGTCTATGACGGTCCGGCGGATAACCCGGAAGCGATGGGTGGGTATCAGCAGTTGGGTGCTACCATTGGCGGGACGCCCATCATCACCGGCCTGTTCGACTATGCAGAGGGAACGCAGTTGGTAGCTGCTGGTGATGACGGCAAGATCTACAAACGCACCACCGGCGATTTCGCCCAGGTGACGGACGGCACCGGTCTTGATACCACCGCAACGACCCGTGTGGCGGGCACGATGTTTTACGGCGATACGACCAATGCCGACATCCTCGTCCTCGCCAACGGTGTGGATGCGGTCAAGAAATACAACGGCACCGCACTCAGTGCTCTTGGCGGCAGTCCACCGTCCGCCAGCCAGTTTCCTACCGCGTTTATGGGCAAACTGTTTCTGGCGAAGGGTGACACGATATACTACTCGGTCACCAGCGACTGCGAAGATTGGACCGGCACGGGCAGTGGCAACATACAGATCTATCGTGGGTATGGTGGTGACATCACCGGCATGTACGCGTTTGCGGGCAACCTGTTCATCTTCAAGCGCACCAAGATCTTTCGCATGGCGATGGCGGCAACGATCAACGAGGTATCCATCGAAATCGTCAGTCCCAACATTGGGACGGTCTCCCACCATTCGATCCAAGAGGCGGGACCGGAGGGTGGGGGATACATCATGTTTATGTCGGACTCCGGCGTTGAGTCGCTCATACCTACAGACCGCGCCGGATCGTTCGTCACCCGCGATGCCAGCCAGCCGATCAGTGATCTGGTGCGTAAGCGCAATATGGCGGTGGCCGACAATACGTTCGCCGTATACAACAACGAACGCAAAGAGTATTACAGCTGGTCACCGTCCACGGGCAAGACCGTCCCGGCGTGGTGCTATATCGCCAACACCGCACGGCGGCGGAAACCGATACGGTGGACTCGCGCAGATCTAAAGGACATGACGGCGGGCACGATGTACAAACTGTCCGGCGAGTATGTACAGGTCGTTGCAAATAACGCGGGACAGGTTTTTCAGCTACACGTTGGGGACAATCGCTCGAACGCTGGATACCGCAAGTATATCTACACCCGCGCCTACACGCAGGGACGCCCCAATTGGGTCAAGCAGTATGGGTGGGTGTATGTCTCTGCGCTTGCCAAGGGTAGCTACCAGATCACCGTGCGGCCCGTCTTAGGGCGGGTAGGCATGAACCAAGTGAGTCTGGGTACCTCGCAGAGCATCAATAACCCCGGTCAAGAGGGCTGGGGGACAGGCCAATACGGTCAAGCCTATTGGGGTGGTGCTGCCACTACCGGTGTGCGTATACGACCGCAGGCGGCGGCGAGAGGCAACTACGTACGTATGCAGATACTAACCAGTGGTGCCAACGAGTGGTTCAGACTCAACGGCATCCAGATCGCGTCAGAGCTCGGATCAGACGGACCACGGGAGAAATAGATCATGGCAGGATGGGTCTTACCAGCAGCAACACTACTAAGTGCCATTTATGCGGGGAGTCGCGGCGATGGCGGCGGTTCCGAATTCAGCCCGCAACAAGAACGACTCTTCGATACGCAAGCCGACATCGCGGATATGATGAAGGGGCTATACGAGTCGCGCATTGCGAACGAGGAGCAATACTTGGGGGATGCGATGAGTCGCGTCTTCCAATACGCGGATCGAATGCAGAACAGATCACCGGACCTCCTCAATGCACCGGGCATCTTTGAGTTCATGCCCAAGGGCCGTCAACGCGAAGGACAGGCACCGGAGTGGCAACCGTTTGCACCGGAGGCTGGAAAACCCGCGGAAGTGCCACCGCCGGAAAACCCAATTTTACAAGACAAAGGGTTGCGCGACTTGGAAGATCTAAATCCTGTAACGGACGTTGTGCCACGGGTAGACATGAACGCATTAGCCGCATTGCTGCCGCGGATTTTTGCACAGATGGGTGCTGGACCGGAGGGTCTCGAAGAGGCTCTTGGGCTGGACGGCAAGACGGATACGGATTGGTTGGGTTGGATGAATGACATGCCAGAGACGTTGCGCTCTATTGAGCGCACTATGGAAGACACCTTGGGCACGGGTGACAAGCCAGAGTTAAATAACCCATATCGCCAGCAATACGATCCCAAAGAGTTGGAGGAGTTGATGACGAGGGTGATGTCTACTGCTGACTTCACTCCTAAAGGTGAATACAGTGGGCCATTTGAAGATTACATCGATCCAACAACCTTAGAGGTATTAGGCTCAACTACTCCAGATGGAAGTCCTACCCCAGATCTTCCGCCAGGGTTTAATGTAGCAGATCCGAATCTATGGGCTAATTATGGCGGCGTCTCAGACTTCACCGGAATGATGCCCGGAGTGCAAGAGGAACCAGCGTGGCGTACTAGGCGAAGAGAAGAGCGGAACAGAGAAGAAATAGAAGGTGGTGAGTATTGGCCCGTAATAAATGAGGGTCCACGTACTATTCGTACCGTCACTGGTAAGGATGTGCAAACCTTAATTGATAGAAATATAAACTTTGAGTTATTGAATAAAGATGGGTCAAGCCTCACAACTGCTCAGATTGAGGAGTTAATGGCGGGCACATCGACTCAACCGGTCTATATCAAAAACGTGCATACCGGCACCGCTGAAGAGGCGGGCTGGTTTGGTGAGGAAGATTATAGTGGGATCAACTTCTTAACGGATGCAGATATCGCGGGACTATTGGGTCCGATACCCGGAGCGGCTACAAAACACGGACAGGGGCTGGAGGCGAGGATAGAAGAACGAGAAAGGGCTGAAGAAGAGAAAGTGGCGAGTGCAGAGTCGGAAACTACTAAGACCTCTGCAAGTCCCAGAAGAACAAGGAGGTATTAGAATGGCACCGAATCCCTACGAGACCACACAGAATAATTTTTCGGGGACTTCCACCAACCCTGAAAATATCTACGCAAGCACGCAAGGTAACTATGGCGGCACCGGTGGCGGTGGTGGTGGTGGTGGTGGACAAAATATCTACGAAAGCACCCAAGGCAACTTCAGCGGCACCGGCGGTGGTGGTGGTGGTAATGTGTATTCGGGCCCGTCTTTGGAAGATTTCGGTTCGATGATGGACAATAAGTTGAACAACTACATGACGCCCGATCAAGCACAGGCGATGATGGAGTCCACCATGGGCAATTATCAACCGCCAGTGTATTCGGGGCCGTCCTTGGAAGACTTTGGTTCAATGATGGACAATAAGTTGGCCGGGTATATGACGCCCGATCAAGTACAAGCGATGATGAGTGGCACTATGGGAGGAGGAGGTGGATACCAAGGCCCATCGGCTGAAGATTGGATGGCTAAGATGCGCGACCTCGGCTACGTGACAAATGCCGATGTTGAAAACATGATGAATGCCAACATGGGCAACTTCAGCGGAACCCAAAACACTGGTCCGTCCATGGCGGAAATTCAAGATATGATGAATACCACCATGGGCAACTTCAGTGCAAATCTTGATACTGGCCCGTCGATGGCAGACATCGAAAGTTTGATGGAGTCCACCATGGGTAACTACATGACGCCCGATCAAGTAGAGGCGATGATGGAGTCCACGATGGGGGCGTTAGAACCGGGAAGTGTGTCCTCCAATGTGAGTGTCGATTTAGGTGGCGATACTCCCGGCATGACGCAAGCCGAACTAGCACAGTTTCTCGGCCAAGACCCGTCCGCATATTTGAGCGGACTTGGCGATGGTGATACGACCAATATGGATGCGGATGGTGACGGCACCGTTACGCAAACGGAGCTCGATGCCTACGCGGGCAACGTCTACAGCTACAATGCGCCGGATAACCAGTTTGGCGATTCGGTCACTAACCTTAATCAGTCGGTGATCGATATGCTTAACGACCCATTTGGGTCGGATGGAATACCGGCAATAGCCAACTTCATGGACGATCTGTCGATCCGCCAAGATCAAGCCGATGCGGACCTTGAGCAGAGTCTGGTCAATAGGGGCATCACCGATTCGAGTATTGCCGACAACATGCGGATGCAGCACGAACGCAACCAGACAAACGAACGCGCCATGTTGCAGACCAACCTCATGCAAAATGTGGTCCCGCTCTACTCGCAGACGGGCATGGGATATGAGGCAGTGACGGACGCGGATCGTCAGCAGTCGTTAGGCGATTTCTTCCAGTTTCTGGACCGCCAAGTCGCGGAGAACCGATGGACCGATCAGCAAGCGGCACAGGGACTCTCACTGATGCTCAACGCGTTGGGCATGGGCACGATCAACCCATCGATGCCCGCCTTCAATATCCCCGCTGGTCAACCCGGCGCGGGTCAGTCCATCGGCAACCTAATCGGCAACCTGGGCACCGCCTATCTGGGCAGTGGGGCCGATCTATCATGGCTAGGAGGTTAAGGTGGCACTAGGAGGATTTTTAGCGGGTCTCTCGCAAGCTAGCAACAGGTTACCGCAAGCAATACAGAACCGTATGCTGTTGCAAGGCCAAGCAACGGACAGAGAGGCAGAGGCGGAGAGACGCACTCAGCAAAATGAATTAGCCCAACAAAACGCCATCATAACCCGATTGGGCATCACCTCTGGTGCGGGATCTGTAGATGCAACGCAACTCTACGGTCAGCAGTTAAGTCCAGAAAACATGCCTCTTCTTTCCGCATTTTTGGGAAAAGCTGAAGATACTCGGAAGCAAATAAACTTTAACGATGACAAGCAACGATTTGAATTCGACCAGCAAAAGTTAGAAGCAGATAGAAGTAAATTTACCCCATGGATATCGGCGGGCGAGGGTCAGCTACAACGCGAGAACCGGGACACCGGCGAAATGGAATTTAGAGAAGGGGTTAAGCCGAAACCGGACAACGAAAAGATATACTTGGAATATGGTAAGATACTACGATCAGACGGTAGCACGATAGATATCGACCCCGAACTGGTGGCTCTATTTCAAGAGCAAGGAAGTTTGGACAACCCCGTTTTTGCCTACGACAAGCAAGGCGGGTTGTTGATAATGAAAAATGGGGAACAAAGAAAACTTGAACCTAATATTGTTGAATACCTCGATGCCCGCTTGCAGTTTGTACAAGACATCAAATTCAAGCAGTTCATGGAGCAACAAGACTATAGGCATCAGAAAAAAGTACAATATTTGCATATACAAACGGGATTAGCCCGTGAAAGCGATGAATTGCAGTACAAGCGGACGTTATTGAGGGAACAAGACAATTATGCTAAAGACCTCTTCAAACAATCGATTTCGTCATTAGAAAACAAACGCTCAACACCAGAAAAAGTTTTAGAGAATGCAACTCAAGCTATGTTGTCGTTTCAACTTCCCCCCGAAGAAATAGACCGCTACATCGACTTATGGAGACCGTCTTTCAACCAATACAAATACAATTTTAAGCTGGAGTCAGATGCACAAAAAGACTTACGAGACGGTAGGTCAATACAGTTGCATTCTGAACGAATACACCAATTGCTTAAAGACCCAGAGGTACAGAAACGCGTGGGTCAACTTACCGGTCAAGTCACCGACATCAGAACTAGGATCAGAGGTGGCAAGGGGGTTCCTCAATCGTTTATTGAGTTCCAGCTAGAATTAGATCAATTAGTGGACGTAGTAAAAAGAACTCGAACTGGTGCTGCTGTAACGGGATCGGAGAATACCTTTTATAATGACATGCTCGGTACTAATACAAGGGATTGGAAATACTTACAAGGAAAGATGGCGGCAGTAATTGGTTACGAAAATCGTAGCGCATTTTCCATTTACAGCACGGAGTGGGGATTAGCATACGAACGGCAGATGACACCACAAGAAGAGGCACAACTTCGAGTAGACTTACTCTTCCAATCCGATGTGATTGTTTCAAGTGCACAAGTTACTACAGAACAATTAGAAGGACTGGTACCGCGATGAATAAAATAGCGCAATACATGACGGGTGGCGAGACGGGTGCCGCAGAATCGACAGTGGGTCGCATTGCACCGGCACCGACAGAACCCGAAGAAGAAGTAATCCCGATCAGTGCGCCAGAGACAGGTCGCGGTGCGGATGAAGTTAACCTAGAAACATTAGGACGTGAGCTCGTATCAAGCGCAACGGCAAAAAATGTTCCTTTGCAACAGGCTATTGACGATGGAAGCACCACCTACGAAAAATTAGGTGAAAAATACAACGCTCGGTATCCCAATAGTTCAATTGTGGCGAAGCATAGGTATCGATCTTGGGGCACAAACTTCCATGATTTTGTGAAAGAACTACCACAGATACCGGGCCCAGAGGATGTGTTGGATGCATTAACTCCTGTATTACGTGGCGTAGAAGGCGGCTTAACCCTTGGTGGATCAGAGCAGTTGCAGCAAAGGATGTTTCCAGGCACCTACCAGCCACCAGATGATATACGATATGACGTAGGTAATTTTTTAGGTTCATTGGCCCCATATGCCGTGGCTTATCGCGGCGTTAAACACCTCAAGCAAATAAAAGATATACTGACGAAGCAACCGAAGTTACGCAGGTATCTTGAGGAAATGTTGGTAGGGGGCAGTCTTGAAGGTTTTAGAGGGTTGATGGACCCGGAAGGCGATGCCGTGGTAGGTGGCCTAACGGGTATGGCGGGTGGCGCGGCAACGGTAGGATTAGGTGCTGGGTATAAAGCTGGGAAGGACTTGATTGCCGGTTCATTTGTGCGTCCCCCTACGGGCACCGGTTCACTTAGCGAGTTGTACCCAACTATGGGACCAAAGGTCAAAGGCGTGGTTGAGTTTTTCGGCAACGCCAAACAGGGCATTGACCTTGAGTTTAAAAAGACAATGGATCAATATGGCATCCCCTATGCGCCCGCTTTACTAAGACCGCGTGATCCAGGGGTTCGTTTGGCTACTAAAAAGGTAAGTAGGGCCACTGCCGCCATGCCGGATCTGGACGTGGCAAGTCGGCAGATGGATCAAGCCTTAGACCGCGTCGAAGATGATATCGTATCTACGTTAACGCCTAAGTCCATGCAACGAACCACAGTGCCGTTTAAGCACGCAACTGGCTTAAAGGGGGCGTATGAACAGGTGTCACTACCTACAAGCACTGACACGGGTCTTATCATAAGGAAGAGTGTTCGAGAGACGGTAGACCGGTATCACGATGAAGCAGATAAGTTATACGAAAAGGTTTCCGAAGTAATGGGAGAGCATCCCATTAAGACGAAGAATATAGTTGACCGCATTGAGGCGATGCTAAAACAGCAGGGATATGACGAACAGACTACGAATGCACAGGTGCGGCAAGTCCGCAATGTGTTACGTGACCTTCGACAGTTGGGTGCAGAAAGTGATGTGCCTACCCCCGAAGAATTTGCAAATATGTCATTCTCCGGCCCCGGTGCTACTGAGCGATTTATGGCAATGACGGGCCAAGTGCAATCGGGCCAGACAAAGAAGTTGGCGGATGCTAAGTATAAATGGCTATACAATCAATACAAGGCATTGGCGGTGCCCGGAAGTGGACCGTTTGAAGCCGGTGATCATATAAAGTTTGCAGCCAGAGACATCATAAAGGACGAGTTGTCATCTGCTACGGCATCATTTAGTGATGAGGCCGCGTCGATTATGCTAAAAGCAAATACCGCGTGGGGCACATATAAGGCATTGCGGTGGCCGAAACTCCACACTGACGAGAATCAATTAGCTAAACAGTTGTACGAATCCGATGGGTCCAATACGATAGCTACCATATTTAAAAGTGTGCCGAACATTCGAGAAGCACGAAGGATATTGGGAACAGAGGGGTTTGAACTGGCGCGTATTCGGTATTTGAAAAACGTATTGTATAACCGCCAGCCTAAAGGCACTATGCCCAACGCGGGGCCAGAGTCAACGCATGATTTAAAGCCTAGTATCGATATCGCTAATTATAATAGTGTGATTGATAATGCGGGTGGGGCGGCGGGCGAAATGTGGGAGGAAATGTTTCGTGGTGAACCAGATAAATACAGTGCTTTTTTAGAATTAAACAACGTAGTAAATCGCGTTGCTCCCGTGCGACAAGCCTATGCGGGGGTAGCAGAAGAGGCGGGTGGTGGTGAGCAAGGTAGCATCGTTGGGTTAGTCGGTGCAATACTGAGCCGGTCTTCTATGTTTTTACATTTTGCCGGCACAAAAGGATTGGGCAAGGAACTTACTAAGCCCGCTGGCGAAAACGTATTCCTTGGAGCTCCGTGGAAATCGAAATACCGCCCTGCAACTGGACGGGGACAGATACAGGAAGCAACCAATAGGCCCGGCGAATCTTTGCAATTGCCACAATCCATGAGTGCTGCGGGAAAAAGAAGGGCACAGGGTAGGCAATCCATTAGGGATGTCACTGGTAGGGATATAACGAACAGGGCAATACCGACACAAGCAACTGCCAGACTGCTTGGCGGCTTTTTCAACGAATAACGGAGCAAGACCATGAGCACACCTACATTAGACAGTCTCACTGACAATTCGGCGCGGGACGGCACCGGTGATGTGATTGAGGGTGCGGAGATCGATGCCAACCCGAATGCACTAGCCAGGATCTTAGACGGCACCACCGAAACGATGATGAATCAAGACACCGCCGCGTCGGATGGTCTGCGTATCCGTGTGCCGGAGATCACCGACATCAGTGCGGCGGCGGGTGGGATACGCACGGGTCTTCGCCTTCGCCACGATCCGTCCAGTGGGACAGTAGGGGATAACGACGGTATTGAGATCCTCATCCAAGGAGACGATGACGCGGGCAACAAGACATCGTTTGCGGAAATAGAAACGTATTTCACCGATGTCTCGAACGGATCGGAAGACGGGGACGTAGTCTTCAAGACGATGATTGCTGGCACCGCCCGCGAAATGCTGAGTATCGGGTCCACCGGGTTCATATTTAACGAAGACTCGCAAGACCTTGACTTCCGTCTCGAAACCAACAACATCGCCAACGGGTTCACTTCTGACGGCGGGCTGGACACCTTCGCATTCGGCAAAGCGGCGGTGGACGATAAGTTCGTGAGTATCAGCACTCCCACCGCTACGCATACGGCCACCACCGATACCTACGCCTTTCACATTGCCCCAGGTGGGGCACAGACTATACCGTCCGGCACAACTGCTCTGGTGGCGTCTGCGGCGATAGAGGAACCCAACATCACCGCTACCGGCACGGTGACGAGTGCGGCAACCCTATACATCAAGAATGCGCCCACAGAAGGATCGTCCAACTACGCCCTATGGGTCGATGACGGGGCGGTCCAGATCGACAGTCACCTCACCGTAGGCGGTAACATCACGGTGACCGGCGGCATGACGGTGGCCGGTGCCAACGCCTTTGACATTGGCGATTCGGACAAACTACTCCTGGGCGATAGTGACGATCTTACCGTCTACCATGATGGTAGCAATAGCTACATCACCAACGCCACGGGTGCGCTCAAACTCGCTACCGAAACGTCCGGCATCGCGGTCACCATCGGTCATTCGACCAGCGAAACGACAGTAGCCGACAACCTCACCGTCACAGGCACTACAACGGCCACAGGCGGCATTGAACTGTCTCATGCCACTGCCAATACGCTTACGGGTTCTGGGGGCATACTGAGCATTGAGGGCGTTGCGATACCGACGATATCCAGCACCGACACGCTTACCAACAAGACCATCACAAGCCCCACGATCAACACGCCGACGATCACCGGCAATACGACCTTTAGTGATGGTTCGTACGACTTCAATATCGCATCCCACGATGGGACCAACGGTCTGTCGTTAGCTGGAACGGTGGTATCCACATCTGCGGCGGAGCTCAACCTCATCGATGGCGGCACGTTCAGGGGCACAACCGCAGTTGCATCGGGTGACGGCATACTGATCAACGATGGTGGCACCATGCGGATGACCAACGTCGATACGGTTTCCACCTACTTTTCCAGCCATAACGTAGGCGGCGGTAACATCGTCACCACAGGCGCATTAAACAGTGGTTCGATTACCAGTGGGTTTGGCACTATTGATACGGGCAGTTCTACAATAACGACCACAGGAGTTGTTTCGGCTGGAGGGTTTACGATTGGGTCTGCGGCGATTACTGAGGCGGAACTCGAAATATTAGATGGCGCAACGGTTACCACGGCAGAGTTGAATCTAATCGATGGCGATACCGCCAGAGGCACCACCGCCGTAGCATCGGGGGATGGGATACTGATCAACGATGGCGGTACAATGCGACAGACCAATGTCGATACCGTCAGTACGTATTTTGCCAGCCATAATGTGGGGGGTGGCAACATCGTCACCACGGGTGCATTAAACAGTGGATCGATAACGAGTGGATTTGGCACGATCAATACCGGCTCGTCAACCATCACCACCACAGGTGCAGTAGCCACAGGGGCCGTAACGGCAACCGGTGCGGTGACTGCCACCGATACTACGGCCCCGCTTATCCTCAAATACGATGCCGGTGAGTATGTGACCCATGCAGTCTCAGCGGCGGGCGTATACAGCATCGCCACCACAGACGCTTCGAGCGACTCTGGTGCCATCACCCTTGACACGGTCGATTCGATTACGCTGGACTCCGACACGGCGGGTGAAGGCATCGTCTACGCCGATGGCGGCACTAACCTGTTGCGGATCAGCAACTCGTCCAGTGATGTAATTTTCAAGCCTCTGGTCGATGCCAAAGATATTGTCTTCCAGCAGTACGACGGTAACGAGGTGTGCCGCATCACCGACAACCGCCGCCTCTACTTCTACGACGAGGGGGGCGAGTACATCAGCAGTAGCGGATCGGCACTGACTATCGCGTCCGGTGGCGTGGCGTGGGAGTTGCCTACCGCAGATGGGTCTGCCAACCAAGTGCTCAAGACGGATGGTTCCGGGAACCTCGATTGGGTTGCTAATTCGGGTAGTGGTGGCGTGGATGCCGCGAATGGTTCCAATGACCGGGTCGCAACATTCAGCGATTCGGACTCGCTCAATGGCGAGGCCAACCTGACGTTTGACGGAACTGATCTTGCTATCGGTAATGCCGCCCCATCGTCATATATGAATAGCGTGCATGGCCTTATCATCGGCGATACAAGTGACGCGACGAGTGAAATCGCCATTGCTACTAACACCAGTGGCACTGCTGAAATAAACTTCACCGACACCGCTGATACCACTAATCAAGCACAAATATCATACAATCACAGCAATGCGAATTTAGATTTTAAGACTACTCAGTCGGGTGGGTTATTCAAGTTTTCGCCCGACACTGGTGGCAGTGTATTGTTGCAAGTTGGCGATGCTTCGTCAAATGCGCGAGTTGGCATTGGCACGACCGCACCTTATGGTCGGCTAAATGCCCACGGTGCATATACCGCGCCAGCATCTGGTATCGGCGCATCGGCAGTATTTATTTCAAGTTCTGATTCGTTAGCCGCAGACAAGGGTGGCGTTTTACAGTTCGGAGGCAAATACAACAGTGGCGGCGACATTACTCAGTGGGCGGCAATACAGGGCTTAAAAGAAAATGCGACGAATGGCGAGGTTGGGGGTTATCTGAGTTTTGTTACTCGCAGTCAGAGCGAGGGCATTGTAGAGCGTATGCAGATCACCAGTGGCGGCCTTGTTCATATTGGCGATTCGGACGCTCCGGGAGACTATCTTGATGTATCGATAAACTCTGGAGGAGGACGACCTGCGCGGTTCACTCAGAAAGCCTCTAACGGAAATATACTCGCGCTTGAATATAGCGGAGTGTCTCCAGATAATAATACACAAAACTTCTTGGTAACTTCAGACTCAACGGCAATCAGAAATTACATCTACTCCGATGGCGATGTCTGGACTGCGGACGCAGGGACGTTGACCTCCGATGAGCGGTTGAAAACAAATATTGTTGATGCGTCTGACAAACTCGCGGACTTAATGCAATTGCAGGTCCGTAATTATGAGTGGACACCAGAGTATCACCCCACTAAAGTTGGTGAAAAGAAGATTGGTTTCATTGCTCAAGAACTCGAAACTGTTTTTCCTGCTTTAGTTTCGGAGCATGATATTGCCCCAGACAACGCCATCATGGAACAGTTGTATGACGCAAATGATGATACCCAATATTACGTTGAGGATGATGACACACAATACTATGCTGAGTCTGATGTGATCCCTGACGGCAAACAGGTGGGTGATGTAAAAACTGAGAGTCAAATCCCTGACGGCAAAAGTATTGGCGATGTTAAGACTGAGAGTCAAATACCAGAAGGAAAAGTAATTGGTGATGTCAAAGTCGAGGCAAAAGCACACGAACCGACAATGCGAAAAGCGTATAAAGACGCATTCACTCCGATTCTCGTTAAAGCATTACAGGAGGTAACGATTCGCCTCGAAGCGGCAGAAGCGAAAATCGCCACACTGGAATCTGCGTGAGTCATTGCGAGATCGGGTTTGTCGCATTGCTGGCGATGACTGCAATTTGTGGCATTGGAGTAGTGGTAATGTCTACGCTGTCTAAACCAAAAGTGGCAAAAGTTAAACGCAAAAAGCGCACACATAAGCGCATAGAATAAATGGACGCACAAAACGCACTAAATGAATTCGGAGCTCAGAGCGGACTCGCGCACTTTGTCTCAGAGTATGCCAGGATATTTTGCGTTGCGTTTGCGCTCTTGCTTTTCAAAAGCAGCATCGAAAACAGTGTAGCAGGGTTGCAGGTATTTTTCGGTAGCGACTACGACGAGGATGATGTTGTGATTGTTGATGGTAGACCAGGGCGAATCACAAGAGTGGGTCTAACCAAAACTGTATTCTATTTATACACCTACCGCCAAGGCGCACTTGTAGGTGGGACCAAACTCGCAGTGGCGAATAC